GGACTTTCGTCCCCTTTCTTTTTGGTAAAAACTAATTAGTCTTCTTTAGCGATCTTCTGAAAATAAGACATAACATCTTCATCGTCATCCATCGACTTTGACACAGGTGCTGGTTTAGAAGCCATCTTTGGTGCAGATGCAACAGGACGATCTTCTTCTTCAGCCATTTGTGCAGCAGACTTACCAGCAAAAGAATCACCAGAAAGAACTGCATCTAGTTTCTTCTTCAACTCATCATAAGACTTGAAGTTACTACGATCAGTAAACTCAGACAACTTGTACTGACCATTTACGATACGAACCAAGTCTTCATCAGAAGCAGCAGGTGCTGGATCTGCAAAAGAAGATTCGTCATAGTTTGCGTAGCCATCTTTCTTACGCATACGCAATTTGAAGTTAGAACCTTCCCACAAATCAAACACGTTTACAGGCTTTTCGTCTTCGAAAGTTGGACGTGCTTTGTCCATGATCTTATCAAAGATTTTCTTGCCAAATTTAAACAAGAATACCTTACCTTCATTCTCTGGATGCTTTGGATCAGACACAATGAGAATGTTGGCAATAAATGACAACTTACGTTTTTGTTTACGAGCGATTTCTTTGTTGGCTTCAGAACCAGAGTTCCAAAGAGTTGTGTTCAACTCACCAACAGGGTCATTCTCACCAAGAGTGGTTAGAGAATTTTCGATGTACCACTTTCCAGTTGGACCTTGGAAGCCATGAGAAAAGATTCGAACCCATGGGAGTTCATCACCTTCTACACGTGGTAGGAATCGGAAAGTTGCTGTGCCATTGCCAGCTTTGTCACCTTCGAGACGCCAGAAGCGATCGTCTGAATATGATTTCTTTTCGGTTTGGGGATTAGCAATCTTATCGAATTCTCCAGAGATTTTTCCGAAGTCTTGATTGCGCATTTTGCGGAGTGTTTGAATGTCCATCGTATTTCCTTTATATTAATATTACGGTTTATTTTTAGTATGGTCGATTTGTATTTTATCATCTAGTTCAATGTCGTCATCAAAGTCTTCATTGTTTAAATCATAATCTTCTTCAACATAACTATTTATCGTTCTCATACCACCAGTCTTTCGACCACTAGCATGTTTGGCAGGTTTCCCTGAACGACCACCAAAACTATCATCATCTGATTTCGATGACTTATAATATGTCTTGCCCATGATGTCAAATCTCGATTTCTTCCATGAAGTGACTAAAGATCTTTTCAGCCTTAATTCTATCGTATTTAACGAAGCCAGTCAACTTTTTAATTCTCAACAATTCTTGATTCCAAATATATTTAATAGAGGTATTATCTTGCCATTTTGCAATTATCGGATAAAAATCATCTATAATCCTAAGAGTTTCTATCGATACCTTACCTCCAACAAACAACTCTAATGTAACTGGATATGCAGAATCAATAAAGTTGAAGATAGATGTTTGTGGTAACCTATTTACCTCAGTGTGTGTTAATATAGTAGCTAAGTCATCAATGAACCTTTGTGTGATTGACTGTTTTCGTTTAATCCATTCGACAAGATTTTCTTCTGCCTGTTGTCCTTCATATATCGCAGACTCATTACCATAAGCAAAATTTGCAACAAAGAACTGAATAATTTCTCTATCATCGTTGTACTTGTTGGCAAGTTTCTCGAATATATATCTATCATTTCTGGCGGTGAATGCTTCACGTGTACCTTTAACATTACCTCGATTTTCGAAGACGTTAAATTTTTCAGAAGTGAAATGAAGTTTAATCGCTAGGTAATAACGATACGCTTTAAAGCCATCCATCACACATCCAATTTTGCCTGTTTAGGTAGATAGTTCAACTCTCTAAAATCCATTTCAATCTTATCCTTTAGAGATTTATTTATCAGAGATGCAACATCTGCTGGTTCCAAATAATTTTCTTTGCAGTATTCCAAGACAGCATCCATATAAGACAATCTCTTATCACGAACAATTTCTTCAATATGCATTGAAAATTCGTTGGCTGTTTTAAACATTGGTTTTTCTTTTAATGTAGTAGTCGGTGATTCGAAGTTCTCTGCAAAGATCATGATATTCTTTCGTTTTTTGTTTGTATAATTTCCAGATTGGAGTATTTGGTTTTTCAGGATCTAATTTTTTAGAAAATTTATCTAAGTACATCGTGAAAAATTTATCCAATTTCATAACCTCTAATTGCAGATCTTGATATTTGAAGTGTAGGTTAGCCAGTTCAAAGTTATTCATAATTATACCTTATTTATTATTGCAAGACAAGTTAAGCAAGTTACCACCATAGAATGCAACATCCATAACTAAGGCTTCATTATCAGACTCAAGTTTCTCGATTCGTTTCTTGAGAACATCAATTTGTTGTTCATAAATTTTTAACTGCTCGCCCATTGCTAAGACTGCTTCAGTTTCTTGTTGTTGTAAAGTTTTCATTTTAACTCCAATGCGTTTTCAGTATTTTTACCGAATATTCCATAAGGAAATATATTAAATGCCAGTGAATATCTTGTGATGTTAGAACTATTTTCTGGCATCATATGAGCCAAATTAGATGGAAATAAAATCAAATCACCCTTCTTTGGTTGATATTTCCAAGATGGCGAATTAAATTCATTATAATAGAAGTCTTCATCAAATGGAATTTCAATTATAACTGGATTACCCATTTCATTTATGTTTGATGTATTTCTATAAAAGACGATGGGACTAGTGGTCTCATCAACTTCCAAATAGAGCACTCCACTAAAAAAACTATTGCAATGATAGTGCTTGTGTCCAAAATCTTGTGGTTCTAATTTAACTACCCAAGATGTTGCTATTCTAAATTCAATTTCTTTATTAAAGCCAAGTATATCATAAAAAAGTGTATTATAATTTTGTTCAATAATTGTTCTTAAAAATTTCAACTCAGATTTATCTAATATATTTTTAGATACTGTGTAACGACCAGATAGTTCTTTAGAGTGAAATGATTCATAGTCATAGGTTTTCACAGTATTAAGTAGATCATTATCGTATTCAATATTATTAATATATATCGGAGTTGGGAATGCAGAGAACACTTTCATATCATCTCCTCATTGTTGCAATTTCAACTGCTTGTTCATCACTAAAAATTGGTATGGCATTTGATTTGTGCATAGTACCAATACCCTTAATTAGAGATCCAGTGTAGACTGGTGAGTCTTTTTTAGTGCATGGTGCACCACTGAATGGAAGACTCGGAATCTTAGGGGTCTCCCGACCAGCAGGTCTCCCGAGCGAGTATACTTCACTGAGTGATTGTTGTTTAGGTGCAATCGTCTTTGTGGCATACTTCTTTAACATGGTTTCCCACGACGACTGCAACTCTCGTTGTTTGGCAGTCGGTTTCTTCTTCTTGGTTTTACCAAGTGATGTATGTAGCATCTGCATAAGTTCTATTATACTCTAATTATGAATTAATGTCAAGCAGTAACTACGAATCCAGAAAGATCCTTCTTGGCTTTACCTTTGGCTTTGAGACCAACGATAACACCTTTAGGATCCAAGAAACGAAGATCAGTCTCATCGCCATTGATAACTGGACGACCAAGATAGTTCTCTGGCACTTTGTGGAATACAACTGCGACATTCATACCATTTGAAATTGCAAGTCGAGTATCCATATCGTTTCCATCTGCTTTAGAGAAAGTCAGGTGGTAGTTTGGAATGTGTGCAACTTTGCGATTGTTGATTTTGGTGTAATCGTAAAATTGCACTTCTGGAAACATTTGGAAAATGTTTTTACCATTTGCAACTTCATACTTTTCCCATGCGAGATCTGAAGTGCCATTCAAACGAAAGACTGGAATCAGTCCTTGTTTTTCTGCTTTGGTTTTTGTTTTGATAATCTCAACAGTCAACTCATTGAGAAATGCTTGACGATTTTCGAAGAATGCTTTGGTCTTACGGATCCGTGCTTTTTGAATCACATTGGTGGTTTCACCTTTCTTGAAGATGCCACCACGACCAGCAGTATTCAAACATGCAGCAGTACATCCAGCTGTGCGCTTGGGGCAGACTTCTTTACCAGAAAGAGTTGCTGGCGCAAAGTGTAGAACAGAAGACAAATAGCCTTTCTTCTCACCTTTAAGCAATTTTGGGTTGCCGACTGTAAGTAAACTCATACTGATTCTCCAATCAAAATGTTCCATCTGTTTTCAACAACCTGATGCACCAACTCAACTGGAATTTCCAATTGAAATGCAATTTCCTCGCAGGACATCCAATTTTCTGGACCACGATGTGCATCTAACGCATCGTTTATTTCCATGTCTAATTCAGCCATTCGACTCATAATAAACCTTTCTCATTCACTATAAGATATATTATGCTCCAAAGGTCGATTAAAGACAACAACTTTCTGGAGAGAGGGTAAGTTGTTGATTCTACAAGGAAAAATACCCCTCAAAAGATGAGGGGTATCGGCTAGAATCCTAAAGTATTACTTTTTAGAACTAGACAAACTGGAGGGTGAGTTGTGTGAAGATGCATAAACGATACAAATAGTGTCATCTCGTTTAGCATAAG